ATGTGAGAGAAAATGTGGTGGACTGTTCCACCAGATTGATTGTGCCTGCTCCCACGATTCTACCACAACATGTTCACCTGTGGTTCTGATTACCTTATAATGATGTCGATCATAAGGTTCACTTGAGGTCTCAGTAAAATACCGAGGATCATCACGTTCAATTAGATTCATTTGATTTTAAGTGCGTTTGCAGCGACCTCTTGATGTTTCAGATAAAGTTTGATAAAAGCACGGGTCATTTGCTTCAGTTCATCCATGTTATCACAGTTTTCAATTTCCCGTGACAACTTTTCATACTCAAACATCTTTGCAGTGCTCTCTAACTGTATTTCAGATGGGTCCATGTCTGTCTCATATTTGGAATAAGTATTTAACTCAGTTTCCACTAATCTGAAGCATACTGAGTTGAACCACCCCATCTTATTATACAATTTGATCTTTGTATGTTGCCTGTGAACATCTACCTTTTCAATTTTATATTCTGTTCCAACAATAAGAAATGATCTGGGATCATCATTGTTTCCCCATCTGACTTGTTCATCAGAACATCCAAGATATTCTACAGTATCATTCTTTTTCATTCTTTTTTTGATAATTGTATTCTATTACGTATCTCTCACATTGAGTAGTTCTATCCGATACGCAATAATGAGATAATTTGTAGTTAGTATCAAGTTTCTGTCCTATAGTGTGAAGCTGCCACAATATCTCAGACTGTTCTTTAGGATCCATTGTAATAAAACAAAGTTGTGTTCTATTTAACAATGTGTTCAATTATATTTGAGTTTATCTTTAAGATCCATCACCTTATTCACTTCATCCACAGCAGCAGACATTCTTGCCGAAAGAATATCCATCAAATCACCATAAATGACTTCATTCTCAACGTAGTCATCAAAATACTTATCCAGTGCTTCTTTCAGGTATCTTTTACGATGCCATTCTGGAGAATAAGGTTTGTAATCCATAATAAGATGATTTTGTAGTTGTATTATAGCACTATGAGTTGTCTGGGTCAAGTCCCAGTTCCTTAAGATATTCTATCCACCACTCAGGATTTCTATTTTGTCTCCAATTTGGAACAGGTTTTCCCTGTTCAGCATAATATTCTTCCAGTGCTTCATCTATAATCTGTGCGATCTCCATACTCCTCTTCCTCTTCATCAACGTCTGCATATGCATCTGCCACATAAGGTCCGTGTGGTTTTTTGGATTCTGCTCTGACATAGTTCTTTTCGTCGTTGACTGCAAAGATCCAAACACTGAGTTTCATTACTATCCAAATGATTGCTATGGGTGATAAACAAGCAATAAGGATTAATGGTTTCATGTTACTCCTTATCTACAAATTTATCTATGTCAGTATTACCCCAAATAAGTTGATGTGCTAACTTATCTCTCAATTGATTAATACGTTTATCATGATATTGCTGAAAATTACCACGTTTTTCTACTTTTTTGTAGTAATGTAAAGCATTAAGGATAATCGTATGATCCTCCATTGTCAGATCAAAGTTCATGCGAACATTCCCTTATTATTCATATAGTTAAGAGTTTCTTTTAATGTGCCTCTAAACATACCAATAGAAATCATAGGATATTCTACCTCATCACCAAATTCATCTTCAAATTGTTTTGAAGTAAAATGTTTATCAAGTTCATATACAACAACTTCATCAAGATGAACTGCTTTCATAAGAGAGGATGCTCTTTCACATTCTTGACTACCATTAGAATAAATTGATGCTTGCATTAGTCTCTTTGCCTCCAGTCATCTGGTTTGTCTTGTTTAAACCAATCTACAATTTCGTCCGCAGAATCAAACCCCGTTTTGTAATTGGATGGGTCGGGGTCACCTAACCCCATCCTATTCATAAAATCGTCCATACTACCCTCCTGCATATCAGGGTTAGCAGCAGCACGTCTTGCTTTACGCAACCATTCACGAGCAGTAGTATTTGATTTTCCCAGTTTATCTGCCCATATCATGTCCTCTAATTTGACTTCTTCTCTGTTAGCAATGCATTTACAAATAAACTCCAATCGGAGTCTGTACTGGGTAGAAAGCATACTACTGTTTGTCCCGTATGTGTTTATTTATTTTTGATCTCAATTCTTTAGCAAGTTTGAGATTCTTTCTGTACATCATATATTTTACCACAGGATTGCTAGGATCGTGTGTTAACCACCACCATTTCTTCCTTATGTTAGTCTTTACTAACTCAAACACATAAAAGAATGCTTTTGCAACATTCTCATCTGTGGAAATGATATAAAGGCAAACCCCAAATATCAATAACCACAGATACTGAACGGTCACTGATAAAACTCCTGTACTCTACGTTCATCCAAATATCTGACAATCTCATCTCTCCACTCCATCAACTCATGGAAACACTCTTCATCGTGTGCATATAATCGGAGTTCTGGGTCAGGTTTTAACACACTCTCATAGAAGATAAAGAAAGCATCTTTACGTTTTTGTTCCTTCTCGGTCATAGAAACTCCTCTAGGGTGGATGTGCTTTTCTTTTTAATTTTAGATTCTTTTTTGATATAAGCAAGTGCTTGTTTATACGTCTTCACATCATGCACTTGTCTACCGTTATGTATAATGGCAAACCCTTTCTTATTTCCTGCCCACGGAATAGCAGCCCACATTCCATCGTTTGTTACATAACCATCAGGGTCTCCTATTTTAGGATCTAGAATACTCTGATGATGTATAAAAGGTTTTTGAAACTTAGTCATCAAGTGCACCGAGAATAAGAACAAGGAAGAAGAATCCTAGAACAAGACCCACAAAAAGTTGTGGTGTCATGAATGGAAACAATCCCACGAACCATTTCCAAGCACCCATTACAATAGCAGAACCAAATTTCCATGCTTCCCATACTAACCATCCACCGATTGCCAGAACTGCAAGACCACCAAATCCACTAGTGTCACTAGAATGATATGTTTCCTCAGGTGCCTCATACACATCCGCCGAGGAAGATTGATAACCACCATTATCAAATACTGCATTGACACTTACAACAGTAGCACCGGGGTTGCGGGCAAGTGCAATCTGACGAGCGTGTTGATAATCAACTGCCTCCATTTCTTCGTAAAAAGTTTTACCAGCAACATAGAGTTGAACTTTGCAACGCATGGTGTTCCCTTGATTACCTTGTAATTATAGCAGAGTGGAGAGGGTCGTGGGTAGGTCTTGGACTGTTTTCAAATCGTCCAGTCGGTCTCCTGCTTTCTTCCAAATCTCACGATAGATTGCATTAGAATCAGGAACAATTGTTGTATCAATCACCTTTGCAATACCATCATAGATCATGTAAACATCCTGTGGCTTTACACTGAATGAAATACGTGCAGAGTTAGTACGGAATGGTTTGCGATAAAAAACACTAGTATCTACCACAGCAATACGTGCACAAATAGGGTCAATCAAAATATAGGAGTGTGCCTTAGATTCAAACTGTGATGCACCACTAGCAGTCTTTTTAATGTCCCATTGTTTAGAATAAAACAGTGCTTTTTGATCCTTGCGTGGTAAAAACCCATTTCCTTGCGTTTTCACGTCCGTCAGGTGCTCTACTGCATAAACCCCATCAGGATCGTTGAAATCTTCCTTTATATTAGGTTTCAAGTCAATGTACTGCCCCACAATATCAATAAACCCATATTCAATTGTTTCACCACGGGCAAAACAGTCGATTCCATGTGCAGAAGGGTACTCTAGTGCCACCATCTTTGCCTGATTGCAGAAATTTTCATAAATTGCATCAGGCAGAGAACGAAGTTCTTGAACCAAGTCGAGTGTGGTTTTCATGATCAACGACGAACAACAGAGATAGCAGGTTCACCCTGCTGGAAAACGGTGTCAACGACTGCCTGAACGGACTTGGCAGTGCTGATACCCACTTTATCATAAACAGGGACACAGACCAACCCAAACGTCTTCTCAGACCCTCCTAGACGGATCACACGACCGATTGATTGAGAGATTCCAATGTAATCCATGTTACGCATAAACAACACTGCTTCTAGACCCGATACGTTGATACCCTCAGACAAGATAGAGTGATGCAGAACCACAAACTTCTTAGTGGAATCTTTACCCCAGGCATTCAGAGTGTTGAAAAACTCCTCACGATCAACCTTCTTACCATCGATAATACCACCAGTCTTAGCAGTAATATACATCACAGAATAACCACGTTGATGCATCTGATAGGTGAAATCAGATTGTGATACTAACTTGACAATCTGCTTGGTAGAACGTGCACAGATCAGAATCTTGTTAAGTGAGTTCTCATCAATACTCTCAATCAGATTCTGTGCATCACGTTCTGCAACATGTTGCTTATCCTGAACCATCTCCAGTTGCTTGACTACAACCTTAGGAGGTAGGATATAACCACCCTCAACCAACTTAGGTGCAGGAACATTGCAGATTACGTTACCATAAACCTCTGCATCATTCATTCCTGGTTTGAATACAGTAAGAGAATGCTTAGGAGTAGCAGTAAAGAAAAAGCAGCGCAACTCAGATACACTAGCAAAATGTTCGGTAGGTGTAAAGAAGTTGCGTTGTACACTGTTATGTGCCTCGTCGAAATAGATTGTATCTACCTTGATACCAGACTCTACAATACGATGCAGAGAGTGATAGGTAGTAAAGATAATACGATTACGCTTCCAAGTCTGTACTGCCCAGTCATAAATGTATGCTGGTTTAGTAGTAGATTCATGATTAGTTTCTCCGCTATGAACATGGAGAATACGAACCATAGGATCAGTAATGATCTCTAGGAACTCGGAACAGAGTTGATTAGCCAGCAGTATCCTAGGAGCAACAACAACAATAGTCTGAGGATTGTTACTCTGAAGTTGTGTTTTTGCATCGGTAATCATGCAAAGAGTCTTACCACCACCAGTCGGAATAATCAACTGGCCTTTGGAGTGCTTGCCCATAGCAGCAACGGCATCCTTCTGGTGGGGTCGCAAGGTGAGGGTCAAGTCATCTCCGTATCAATATGTATATTATAGCAGAAAACCGTCCCTGGTGCGACCCAGTGGACGGTTTGGGAAGTGGTTCATTCCTCCCAATCTTCTGGTGCATTGAGTCTTCCTTCCATAACCTCTTTTCTTTCATATTGAATGGATTTTGCCATTTCCCGAGCCCACTCCCGATCAAGTTCTGAACCAGTAGCAAAAACATGCTCGGCAAATGGAATAACTTTCTCCTTGAGGTAAGCCGCGTATCGTTGATTCCGGTTCCAATTCAAATACAATTGCTTAAGATCTTCCGCATCCCGCCAAAGTCGTTGGGTCATACAGTGGTTATCAATCAATTCTTTAGTTTCTTTTGAGATGTTTTTGTATTCTACCTTTTGCATCTCCCAAATCCTTGTATTCATAGGCGAATAATAAGAATAAACACTCCTAATTAAATCATCAGTGAGATTTACATTTTTTACAAAAGGTATCTCAAATATCGGTCTAGTCCAACATGTATTTCCATACTTGTATTTTTTCCACAATGCCTCAATAATCTCTTGATCATCGGAATTATTTGAAAACCATTCCATGATCCAAGAATCATATGTATACTCTGGTGAGCGTGCCGTATGATATTTGGGATTTGATTTCCACTCACGCTTGGCATATTTCTTGTAAATCTTTGAATAAGATTTATCACAATTCTCAATCACATAAAGAATCAACTCCTTCTCTGTATCAAAGGTCCTACGATTCAAAAGATTCTCGAACATGATGTTTGATGTCTATAAAGTCATTATACAATAAAAAAGCACCCCGTGCAAGGAGTGCTGTGACGGTTATGGAAGTGGATCTATTTGTCAGCTACGATGGGGTATGCAAAAAAGATCAAGACACAAGCCCCAGCGATCGAGAAGGGAATTGAGACCACTAATGGTACTCCAGTCAGAGCAAATGTGTTACAAACGCCAATCACACAGGCTGTTGTAGCGGCGATGGCTAGAAACTTTTCAAATTTGGAAAACATTGCGGTGTGTTGCCTTGTGTTTTATGAATATAGTATAGGGCACCGGAGTGCCCTGTGGTCAATTGGTGGACGGTTTAGGAAGTGGTTCATTATTCATCTCCAAATAAAAATCCACTGCGTTGAACAATACGATAGTCTTTGGATTTAGGTAGATTCCTATAATGAGAGAAAATATCATCCGCAAACTCAATATCAAGTTGAAATTTAGCTGCTGAATGCAATTCTTTCATCATACGTTCATTGTTAAGAGTATCTTGATATTCAAAAGCACTCATGGACTCTTGTGCTTTATCCAGAGAATAAAACTTAGTCTCCCCCTCATAAGAAATAACTTCGTTTGTCTCTTTATGGGCAATCTGATAGTAAAAACCATATTTCATTGTTTATTTCTTATCAAACAGTGTGTTCATGTAGTCCAGAACGGCATCATCAACATCAGATGTAATAGTTTGCTCTACAACATCATCAATTGAATTACCAGTCAATACACTCTTAGTTGCTGCAGCAGTGGTAAGAAATGCAGTGAGTTTCTTTTTAGTTTTATCTTCCTTCTTCTTTCTCATCTTTTCTTTGAGTTCTACAATGGTAGCAGCAATCTTTGCCTTTGTTTCTTCTGTGATGTATTTGTATTCTACCCTTTGCATCCGTTTGAGAACATTTTCATTCCAAGAATACTTCTCACAAAGTCCAATAATAATATCATCAGGAAGATTTGCATTTCCAACAAAGGGTGTTGAAAAACAGTTCCCTTTGTAACTTACAAGTTTATCACTTTCAAAGACAGCACGAAGAATACCTGCATCATCACAATGATCTGCAAGATACTTAAGTTTAGCACTATCCCAAGAGCGAAAAGAATCACCCCTACTATATTCAAGACTAAAGTATTGTGAATTATATTTCCACCCGTTAGAAGCATACTTATCATAAATTCTTGAGTGGTCTGAATGACTATAAAATCCATAACTCTTATCAATCACATGAAGAATCAACTCTCTCTCTGTTTTAAAGGGAATAGGATCAGGAGTCTTAGGATTGAAAAGATTCTCGAACATGGTCTTTGATTGACTATGAATACAATATACAATAAAAAAGACCCTTGTGGGGTCTCTGTGTGCCACTTCTTAAAGTGTCTTAAAGCTTTATAGTATCTCGTCTTCAACCCTGACAAAGGTATTCTACAGGGTTTTTAGAGTCTTGTCAAGCATTGGTTCTCATAATATATGCAAGTGCTAAGTATGGTGGTAAGTTTTCATCACCAGTTAGAGCAACACCATCTTGTTGTGTTGTTGTAATACCAGTTACGACATTAGAAGTTGTGGATGTAATTCCAACATCAGAATCAACAGTTTCTCCAGATGAAGTACCTTCAACGATTACTTCCGTTGTTTGTCCATCATAATTATGATCATGACCAGGATCAGTAATTCCGTGACCGTGAAGTGGTAATACAGCGTCTGTTCTACCACCAGTATCATTGACACTGTATGCATTTCCTGCACCAACAACAAACTTATCTCTTAAGTCTGGAGTGCCATTGGTTCCATCACATAATCTCCAACCATTTGGAATACTTGCAATCGAACCAGACCACATAATGATTCCACCAATCGGAATCATTGGACCAAATGTATTAGCATTAATAGCTACTTGAATTTCTTCACTTGTCTCATTATAAACAAGTGAACCTTTAGGAACTCCATTAGGAGTTACTTTCTTAGCAAGTTCAGTTCCAAATCCAGTTGTATTTTGCCAAAGGTTCCTTACAACATCCAAATCACTTTGCGGCATGGATGGTGGGATAAAGTAGGAATTCATCGTTGTTGATGCTGTTCCTACATCAAAAATAGATCTCGGGAAATAAGTATTGAAACCAACTCTACTCAAATACTTATTTCCTTGATAGTTTGTTGGAGCCAATCCAAGATTTGTGGATCCAAATCCAACGATTGGAGTGCCTACCTTTGGAACAATTAATAAAGTCTCTGAAATTATTGATGATGCAGCACTATCAACTTGGAAATTTCCATAAGACATATATGGAACGGTTGAACCCAATTCGGATGGAATTGTCCTTGGATCTTCTCGAATTACTCCATTAGGATCTGTAGTAATTCCTAAAATATTTCCCGATACAATTCCTTGATCCGAATATAAATTTCCAAATATTTGAGTTGCAAGTGGTGATAATCCTGTAATAAAGTCATTGTTATTGGTAGTACCAATGCCAACTTCACCACCAACATATAAATTTTGACCAATAGTTGCAGAAGAACCAACCCTAAAGTCGCTCTGAACAATCATATTAAAGAATGTACTAACACCTGATACAGTGTTAAAATTTTGTGTTGATGGAACAGGAATCGGACTACCATCTCCAAGAGTAACTTTATTAGTTCCTTGTCCTGCTGTTAAAACACCAACAATTTCTATATTATTGGATATAAATGCATCTCCACCAACTTCAAAATTTCTAGTTACGGGAGATGCACCTCTATTAACGGCAGCTTTTCCATCATAGAAAACTTCAAATTGCTTAGCATTATCATATTTTACAGAGAATCCTAGAGTTGTTCCTGCTCCAGTACCTTCATGTAAATTAATTGCAACTCCACCCAAATCATAATTATTAATATCTAAACGACCTGCTCCTGGAGTATATGATAATTCTACACTACTATTTCCTGCACCAACATCTTTTCCAAGACTTACGGAAGAACTTACATCACTCGTAATTACAACATCGGCAGAAGATAATGTGTTATCGACTCTTATATCCTCAAATGTTCCAATACCAACACTTAGATTTGTTGAGTCTGTAGAATCTGCAGAAAGAGTGCTTGCAGATATAGTTCCAGATGTATTAATACTGAAAGTATTTCCAATAGAAGTGTTTATTGTAATATATGTGGATCAATCAAAAGCAGTTGCGGATGATTCTACTGCTCCGGCAAGTGTTATATTTCTTGCAGTTTGTAATGCTGAAGCAGTGTCCGAATTACCAGTAACTGTTCCACTTATCGGTCCTGAAAAAGATATAGCAGTAATAATACCACCAGACATCGTAATTGTAGAATCTACATTGACTGTAGTAAAAGTAGAAACTCCAGAAGAATTAATGTCTGATGTAATTACATTAGGAAGTCTCGCATCACTAATAGTGCCTGCTGTAATATTTGCGGCATCTGATAGATTATTTGCCGTTGTTGCGGTTCCCGTTACATCTCCAGTAAGATTACCAACAAAAGTATTTGAAGTTGTAACACCAGAAATAAGAACATTGCCGGTAGATTCAATTGCAACTCCAGATGATGTTGCTGGATTGAATCCTATTTGTAAAGAATATTCTGGGTTTGTGGTTCCAATACCAATCGATCTAAAAGTATGTAATCCTACTCCCTGTGCTACCCATCCTGTAGTGGAAATTGCAAATATTCCAGATAATAATGAAGCGTCTCCGACAAATTTAGTTGCTGTAATAACACCACTGTTTGAATCTATATCAATTCCAGATCCAATTTTTACATCTCCATAGAAAGAAGCAGTTTCTCCAATACCAAGAAGAGTTGAAGTCGTTAGTCCCTGAACACTAACCGCACCAGTATTCGTGCCACGAACATCAAGAAATTCGGTAGGGACAGATGTTCCAATCCCCACCAGACCGTTAGAATTTACTATAAAGTTATCATTATCAACCTGAACACCGTTCCTAAAATTAAATGACTTCCTGAAATTTGCCATTATTATAAGCTTTAGAGTTATTTATCGGATAATTTTTGCTCAAGTGCGTCAACCTTGTCAGAGAGTTCCTTAATTGCCTCTACAAGGAGAGGAACAAGTTTTTCATAACGGACTGCTTTGTATCCATTATCTCTCGTTGTGACCAGTCCTGGAAGTCCAAGTGCCTCAATTTCTTGTGCTATAACACCAGTATCACTTCCTTCATTATTAGTATTCTCGTTCCAATCGAATGTATTACCACTGATCGAAATAACTTTTGCAAGTGGATCATCAATAGGTGTAATGTTGTCTTTCAGTCTTTCGTCTGAGGAATAGAACGCTGTGATATCGTCAGTAACTTGAAGTTCTCCAACAATTCTAGTATCTCCATTAACATGAAGTGTTTTTTCTGGTAATGTAATTCCTATACCAACCTTACCATCACCTTTAATGGTCATTCTTTCTACTGGGAGAGTCAGAATTCCCTCTCCAGAACCAGTACCAACTATTTCTGGAGTTGTATAGAACTGAAGTCTTCCAGAAACACCAGTGTTTGTATTTGCAGATCCAACATTATCTTGCTGAACTTGAATTGCTGCACCAATTCTTGGTCCAGTACCAACAGATCCTTGGAATGTGAGTCTTCCTAATACGTCATTATTAAAGGTTGTTGAATAAGTTGCTTCATCAGATCCTCTAGATCCAACAAAGTTTATGTTGGGTCCTCTTCCAGGAATCTGCACTTCATGAGACATTACCAAGATTGTACCATCTCCACTGGTGTTGGGAGGAGTGTAGAAACCTACTCTTGCCGATCTTGTTCCAGATGAAGTTGGATTAATTAATGATGTCTGACATCTATTTGCATTTGTATACTCAGTACCAAAAATCCACTCACTATCCCAGGTTTGTACATATCCACCATTAGTAGCTGCACCTCCATCCTGATCCCCAAAAATGTTAAGGGTTATTCCTCTAGTCGTAGGACCATCTTCATAACGAAGAACAGTTCTTCCATCACTATCTTCAAAATTAAATCCACCACCAACAACATTTAATGCAATATCACTAGTGCCGTAGACTTGTCCTGGAAGTGTACCAATAGCAACATATGCTGTAGTGTGAACACCTGCGGCAGTTCTAACCCATGGAAGATCAGTTAATTG